GAATAAGAACAGAGCTTCTAGCTTTTGAATCGCCTATTTGATCTTTTAATTCATCAAATACTGCTAAAGTTTCTGAAAGTCCAGTAACTTGAAACTTTGTAGATGACATTAATCTGCCTTAATTATTTTTTGATATATCGCATTATTTAGCTTGACAACATAATCAACTATTTCTTCAGGCGATAGTTTATCAGCATGATTTTTTGCAATTTCATGTGCTAAATTAATCCCAGTTAATCTTTGTTGAGCAAAACCAAACCAATTCTTTTGACCTGAATTGGCTTGGCTTACTAGATAACTTAATAAATCATCATTTGATCTTATTGTTGTTGTCATTTTATTTGTCTTTATAAATTATGTATTATTTGACCAGCCGTATTGATTACCTCTTGGATGAATCGTAAATGAACATTTAGCTTCAGCAGTTGGTGATGGATCAATCTTAAATTCAGATACACGACCATTGAAAGCATAGTTCACAATGTTTGTGCCATCAGTAGCAGAGATAACAAATGTTCTGTCAATTGTGCCATTGTAAGCATCGCCACGAATTAATAAAAGACCAGTATCAGATGGATTCCAAGCCGCAATAATAGTCATTGATGTTGGCTTTGATTGAGTTGGGATAATATCTGATTGTCTTGCACCAGCAACACCGAATGAAGCTGAAGCATCATCTTGACCAAAGTAAGGGATAGCTTCTACATGAATTTGGTTAGCTGAAATAGCAATAGCTGAAACTGATGTTTCATCAGATAAGTTAGCAACTGTTAATGGTGTTGGTGTAGCTCCGGGTTGTGCATAAAGGGTTGCGCTAAATCCCGGTAAGACTTTATTAGGTAATGCCATAATAATTTACTCCGTTTTAAAAAATTAAAAAATCTTATGTTGGTATATCTAGTGTGCAATCCAATATGACTGAATGGAGCGCATTGGTATTATCGTATGTATGATGCAACATTATTACATCGGCTTTTGAAATCCAAAAACCGCCTGATCCGCCAAATTGACCAGTATAGCCATGTAATGATTGAATAATAGTATTAGCTATTGTCATTCCATCGCCCATATTAGTTGAGAATACACTCATCTGGAATACCGGTCTATCAATGCCTTTAACATTTTGGTTGCCACCAGTATAAACCGGCTGATGAACATTCCTTAAATGCCATGTTACAAATTTCGACTGTGTAGCATAATTTCGGTTAAAATTAGAATACACAGGAACAGGACTTATTATACTCGATAATTGAGTTTGTATGGCTTCAGCATACTGAACAATACTATTCTGTCCCATATTAAACCTTTGTTGTTGGATCGTTTCTATAACATAAGAAAGTAACACTCATCTTATCATTAGCTTCAATAGCATCAGTTATTCGCCAATCTTGGTTACGCCAAGTGATTGAATATCCGCTTGAGTTAATTACTATATCTCGCACATAAGGCGTATAGTTAAAAACAAATCTATTTAAGTCTTGGTAAATACGAGTATCGCCAGTAATTTGCAAGCTATTTTTAACATCCTGAACTAAAGGTCTGCTTGTAAATTTAGGTGTTATTACAACTGTGCTTTCGCCAAATGCGTCTGTTGTAAAAGATAAAGTATTAACAGTAACATTTTCATAGCGTGAAATAGCCATTTACATCACCAATGGTTTGTAAGGTCTTAATAAAGCATCAATTCCTATAGGAAGTTCTGCCAATCTACCAACTGTTGTTTCTGATCTGTTGTTATATAAATGCGTTAATAATAACAATCCAGCTTGTTTAATGACTGGATATTGAGATAAGAAACTTGGTTTAACAGTAAAATTAACGACTAATGGAGCAGTCATATTTTGATTAAAGTTAGTTGGTAAACTTGCTAAAACAACTTTATTACCAGTAGGATCGTAATACCAATTGCCATTAGATGAACTAACAGGCGTTAAAACAGGCGTTTGTGCATCATTATAAAAACCAACTGAATTAACTACAGTATTTCCAGCACCTTGTGAAACTTCTGGTAAATCTAGGCAAATCGGACTGCCATATAAAGAACTTGTTGCATAATAAGTTTGAAATGTAATTGGAAATATTGGTAAACCCAAATAATCCTCAATATGCATCCTAACTGCTAATTCAAGATCACTTAAATATGAATCTTGACTGTCATCACCAAACAAATTTAATTGATTGGTGATTTCCGTCAATGTAAGCCAGCTTGTTGATAAATCCCTTCCTACTTGTTCAATTTTCTCATAGTTAAAAGGATTTCTTGTTGGCGCAAGAAACACTCCACCATAAGCAAGAATATCGCTAGTGGTAGCAGTTGTCATTATGCACCTTTCAAGAATACGCCAGCGAATGGGTTTCTAATTGTTGAAACCATACGCTTTTCAGCATAAATATTTATAAAGCCCGGTTGAGTTTGTTCATACATTTTAAATGTCATTTCCTCTGTATCGCCAATGGTCATAAATTGATCCCAGTTAGCTAATACTGCTGAAATATTGCCAGAACCCGGTGCTTGTAAATATGGATTTGGGATCACAGGGAAACCAAAAATATTTGCAACTGCACCACCTTGTGAATTACCTACTTCTAAATAAACTGGCATACCAACTGTGTCTTTAAGAACACGCAATTCTTTAATTAAAGTTGGATGAATATGCCATGCAGTTGTAGGCAATGCCCAATATTGAGCTGGTAATAAAGATGCCATATTAGCTAATGAATCATAATCAATCGCAACTGTATCATGTGTAACTGTAGCAATTGTATGAATACCATTAGTAATTGCAGAACCACTTGAACCAAATGATGCACTAGAACCAGTATTGTAAGTAACAAGACCTCTTAATCCAGAAGTTGCACCATAAGCAGTTGTTGATGAACCAGCTTGGTCATTATTTAAAGACATTGATTGACCTTCTAATTGACTAAATTCAAGCATAATATCTGTTACAAGAGCTTGTTCTAATGCATTAACATCAGTTAAAACTGCACTACGAACTGGTAAAACTGCTGATAAAACACGAACTGGCAATTGCCAAATTGTTGTAGCAGTATTTGGTGAACCACTATTAGGCACAACTGTGTATCCAAATGGATTAGTTGAATTTGCCGCATTACCAACTTTTGCTACGAATTGAGCATCAGAACCATTAACAATAATTTCTCGGCTTCCCATACGGAAAGGATTGGCATAACGAAGTGCCGCAAATGCTTCATCAAATACTACCTTACCACCAACGCCGCTACCTGAACCAGTAATGTTAGATGCTTCGTTAATTTGTTCAGATTCTTGTGCATCTTTTTTAGATTTTTTATCTTCTCTAAAGCTAACTTTTGATTCGCCTTCGAGTATAGCTTGTTTTATACCTTCTAAAACTTTTTTAGATGCTTTCATAATTTTTTCCTAATTAGTTAAAAAAATAGGCGGCGATTAAACCGCCTATTCCTTCATTAAAACTGCTATTAGTTAGTAGCAGTTGCAGTAGAACGATAACGAACACCAGCAAATGGATCAACAACTGAAGTGCATAGTCGTTTTTCACCATAGAATGTAATGTAGCCCGGTAAAGTTTGATCATATCTACGCAAGATCATATTTAAACGATCAACGATAGTATGGAATCTTGACCAGTCTGCAAAATACATTGGGTATTTGCTTTCTGTTCCTACAGATGCAGTAGTTCCTGTTGGTAAATCAACATATTTATTAACTACAACATCAAAGCCAAGTAAAGAACCAACGATACCATCTTCACGAGCTAAACCATCAATGTAGATTGGTCTGCCTTGTAAATCTGTTAAACCACGAATTGCTGAAAGCATGATTGGGTTAATAACAAATTTAGCATTAGGTGTCCAATATTGTTGTGGCAAGCTATAGATGAAATTAACAATATCAGCATAAGTAACTGCATTAGCAACTACATTATCGCCGTTTGATGTTAATTGATCGTATGTGCTTAATGAATGTAAACCACTTGTTGAGCCTGTGCCTGAATTACCGAAAGCCGCAGTAGTAAATGTGCCGCCTGTGTAAGATGCATTAGCACCAGCATATTGATTTAAACCACGCAAGCCATTTGAACCACCATAAAGAACAGTAGCTGGATCAGCTTGGTCGTTGTTTTGAATCATTGATAAGCCTTCTTGTTGACTAAATTCAGCTAACATATCATCAACAACATTTGATTCTAAACCATCAATGTCATCAAGAGCCGCAGTTCTGATTGGGAACTGTGTATTGATGTCTTGAAGTGTTAATTGCCAAATGTTTGTGTTTTCTGTAGTTGGGTTAGGAACACCAGAACCAGCAGAAGTATTGTTGTTGATTGGATAACCCCACATAGCACCAGCGTTACCAACTTTAGCACGGAATTGATATGTTGAACCATCAGTTGCAACAGAACGAGATACACCACGCATTGGGTTGATTAAACGAAGTGGATGGAATACTGGATCGTAGAATGTTCTACCACCGACACCAGCACCAGAACCAGTTAAACCAGAACTTTCCTTGATGTATGCATCATATTGTGAAGCATCTTCAAACATTTTGATTTCTTTTTCAAATCTGCCGTTTGTTTTAATAAAGCTGGATAATTGTTCTTTAACCATTTTATTAACATCACCACGAACAGTTTTTTCAATCTTAACGATTGCTGGAGCTTGAACTGAAGCAACTTTCGCTTCAAGTGCTTGCACCTTTTCATCAAATGAAGCAACTGTAGCTTCAAGTTTTTCATCTACTGACTTGATGATTTCTTCTTGACGAGCTAAAGTTTTTTCTTCAATTGCGTCTAGCTTTTGAATAATTTTTTCTGACATAATTTTTCCTTATTTAAGTCGTTTGTCTAATTTCTTTAATAATGAACGCTCTTTGAGAGCTTCCAATATCGCCTTTTCGTCATCCGCATCAAACTCACTTTGACTTGGAGCGGTTTCAACTTCTTTCTTAACTTCATCACGAATTTTAAGAATTTCATTGAACTTGCTAGATGCGGATGTAGCATCTTTCTTTGAAAGCCCAGCTTCACGCAATGCTTTCTCGATATGTTTAAGATTAGCAGTTCCATCTTCTCTAAAAAATTCTAGCTTTTTAACTTCAGCCATTGGGTTATTAGGTTGCATTACGATTGATACTTCTTTTAAACCACCTTTAGTGATTTGGAAATATCCACTTTCATAATCATCATCAGATGTATCTAATGGTGAACCTTCTTCATCAACCATTTGGTATTCATCAGCCCATGCGCCTACTGAAACACCACCAACCATTGCTGGTGATTCTTTCATAATTGTATAAAGGTCTTTACCAGCAGTTGTGTTAGTAAAAAGTTTGCCTTTACCTAACATTCCTGTGTCATCAAATTCGAATGATGTCCATTCGCCAACTGGAAACGACATATCATTGTGTTGGAAATACATAGGTAATGGTTTACCAGATTTAGCAAATTCATCAGCCCATGCCTTAAATGGTTCTGGCTGATAATTGAATTTACGACCATCTGCACCTTCTCTTGCACCCCATGTAGTTAGCATTGCTTCTATATTTCCGCACATTTCTTGTGATTCATCAGTAGCTATACCTAAAGCTACTTTTGATTCAAAGAAGTATTTAGAAAATTTTTTCGATAATTCTTTAGTCATTGATTGGCACTCCCTTATTTTTCATTCCGTTGGTTTCAATCGGTTTCTTTTTGCGTTTGTTAGCCGATTGGGTTAATAATTTAAGCAAATCTTCTAGTGTCATTATGCTTTACCAGCTCTGCCAGTTTTACCAACAGAAGATGTATTTCCGCCACCGCCTGTATCTTGTGGTGATGATCCGGTTATGTCTTTTGGTGCGCCGCCTACTGTAATTCCTTGTGGTTTAGTAGCTTGTAATTCATCGCCACCTTCTTTGTTCTCGTAACCTAAATATTCACGAGCTTCATTAGGTGTCATTATACCAGCAGATATACCAGCAACGGCAAAATTCATTTGATCAATTGGTGCGCCTTTAAGAAAATCTTGTGTCTGGAATTTAATGCATAGATTTGGGTATCCAGCTAACAAACTTGTCTTAAATTTTTGTTCAATATTAGTAATCAATGGATTCATTGTAGATTTATAAAATTCATCTAACAATGTTTGTGTGTTATTAAACTTACCGCTATCCATTCCAATTAAAGCTGGCGGAACACCAAACAATCCACAAATTCGTTTCATAGTTTGCATTTTCAATTGAGCCGCTTCAGCATCTTGAAGTGTAAGCATATGAATTGGAGTATATGTCATACCATTATCAAGCAAGATTGATTGACCGGGTTTGCTTTGATCAGTTGATCTTGAACCAGTCATTGAAGCCCATGCTTCTTTTAGTCTTGCGGCAATTTCTTTGTATTTAACATCTGGAATAACTTGAGTTGTTGTAAACATTCCAGAAGGTTTAGCACCATTCATCATTACAAAGTTGGCATAGTTATCAATGTCTTGATCTAAACCAATTAATTCTACGGCTAATGTGCCTTTATTGAAGCCGGCTGAACCTTGCCAAGCCGCTTCTTTTAAATGAATCACTTGCCAATATTCTAATGGAGCTTCTTTATTAAATCCATATGTAGAAGTAGATAATCTATATTGTGGATAACGAGTTGGAGTTAATTGAGCGGTGATTAAAGTTGAATCTAATATATACATTTCCAATGGAGTTAAAGCCATATTTTGTTGGTCTTTACGCCATAGAGCAGTAAATACTTCACCAGCTAAATCTAACCACATTACAAATTGATACCAATATTCGTATGATGATTGAAAGTTATTTGGTTGCATTAATAAACTTGCAACTTGTTTTGCTTTAATCTGATCTCTTGGACCAACAGATTCATCTAAAAGTGCATCAACCAATAAGCCTTTATCGTTATATGCCATAATCTTAATTGGAAGTTGAGCTAATGCACGAGCTTTAACACCTACGCAACTCATAACTGTAGAATTGCGGCTTAACACCGACATATCTACAATTCGACCTGATTCCGTTACAGATGATGTTGTTACATATAAAAGTTGGTTTGAAACTGGGATTTGTTTGGCATTAGATATGTTTCTTAATACATTGTTACCTAATGCAGTTTGACCAAAAAGTGTATTGGATTCTTTTGAACCCTTACCTTTTCTGTTGAATATATCAAATATTGCCATATTTTTCCTTTAAAAACTTCTAAATCCGTATGAATCTGATCCAATCGGATTATCAAGTGAACAATGCATTGCAATTATAAGGGCAATAATGCCATCTACCTTTGCAGACTTATCAGCCTCATTTTTTCTGACCTTAATATTGCCATTGACATCTTCGTAAACTTCGCAGTTTCCAAGTTGCCAACCAATAAATGGGTTTCCTTCATGTTTTATAGAATGTTGCATAATCAGTTTTTCAGTATGTTTGGATGGGTTACTTAAAACTGCCATTCCTTGACCAACCTTTTTAACTGGTATGCCATGATCGTGTAATCGTGCAATTAAACTTGCCGCATTGTAAGCATCATAGCCAACTTCTTTAACATCATATAAAGAACATTGGTTTTTGATATATTCGGAAATCTCTCGATCATCCATCACATTGCCTTCGGTTATGTGCAATATGCCAGATTGAACCGCTTGCTCAAATATACCACGATAATGAGTTGGAATCAACTCCATTGCATCTTCAGGTAAAAAGAATTTAAACTCTGCAAAGTAATCATCATCTGCATATCGTTTCAAAGTGCAGACTGCATTTAAGTCCCTAGTTGCCGCCAAGTCAAAACCAATAAAAACTGATTCCGGGCTATCTTTGAGTTTGTCTATAGAATCATCCCAATATTGACGATCAATCCATGCCGTATTAGCAGATACATAAACATTAAGTGTTTTACATAAGAACTCATTTAATGAAGCTGGTTTTAAAGCCGCTTGAGCCGCTCTTTCCTCAATGGCAGATTGATAAATAGATATGCCATGCATAGGATTACATTTTCGCCATGTTCTTGAATCTCGCCAGTCATCCTGTGGATCAAGTCCATATAAAAGACCAAACCAATGTGGATTGTCTGGAGCTTCACCATGAAGCATGGATTCATAAGCCGTCATATCTTCATAGAATTTGGTGTCTTTAGTAAATGATGCAGTCGTTATATAAATCCTTAATGGATTTTTACGAGCCACCATTCCAGAATGAATAACCTCAATAGAGTTACGATCAACAATCTGTGCCGCTTCATCAATGATGGCGCAACTGGCGTTCTTACCATCACCTGACTTTTTATTGTCCCTAGATAATGCTCTAAACATTGACTGTGAATCGCCAGCTTTGCCAATATGGTATTTACTTAAATTAAACCAGTTCTGGGCA